CCTCATATTCATTTCTTCCAACTTCTCTCCCAACAAATGCCCATTACCCTTATTTATCCCACATTTCTCATAAATCATATCCAAAATTTCAATAAATCTATCCCTATTTATATTCGGTACCTGTGGCCTAACCGTCCCTGAAAAATGACTCCCATATCTCCCCTGCCATTCCACCACAACCCTCTCTATTAAATCCCTCTTATATCCAACACTCCCCTCCAAATATAAATCCGGCACCGGATTACTCTTATTCAATGACTGAAACAAATCAACCAAATCCCCCAAGGTACAATTCCTTCTCAAACTTACTAAAACATATTTTCCCCATATCCATCCCACTTCCCCAAACTCCTTCCCAGAAATTAAATCATCCCTCTCACTTTCCATCTTTACCATTCTTAAAGCATTCAACCGATGTATCCCATCCACAACCTTAAATCTTTCCCCATCCAAAAATATATACAACAACCAATCCATCTCACTCCTCTTCCTACAAATATACCGCGCAATCTCTCTACACCGCATCATATCAGCCGGCCTATTATATTCCCAATTATCAATAGGTAAACTCAACAAATCTCCGATAGTTATCTTAATCAAGATATGATCATCACTATATCTATGCAATTCCTCACAAGATTTATGGAAAAGAATTTCCGTCATTTCATTTACTATTTTTACTTAACTATTTTTTAAATCTATTCTTCTATTATATGCATAAATACTTTCCAAAACATAAAAATGTTAACCTTAACAAACTTCAACTTGCCAATAACTCCACCTATAGCATCACCAAACCAAACAACGCCCAAACCATCCAAACCATCATCGACCAAATCATTCCAAAAAAAGATTTAGTCATTCTTGACGGAACCGCTAACGTCGGCGGAGATACAATAAACTTCGCCCTCAATGATAATATCAAAAAAGTTATCTCCATCGAAAAAAACCCAACCACCTTCCAAAAACTTAAACATAATATCGAAACATATAATCTTCAACATAAAGTCACAACTCTCAACGACGATCTCACCAAAATTATTGACCAATGTTCCCATCCAGCGGATATCTTATTTATAGATGCACCTTGGGATGGTCCAAGTTATAAATTCGCCAATTTCCTTGATCTTGAACTCTCCGGCATCAAACTCTACGATATCGTCAAAAAAGCCGTTCTATGCAATAATATTGATTATCTCGTTCTTAAAGTTCCCTTCAATTATAACACCAAAAACCTACTCAAAGAAACATCCCTCAAAAAAATAGAAATTTATAAAATAAAAAATTATTTACTAATAATTGCAAAATTGCATTAAGACTTCGGACGACGCAATGCCATCTCCATCGCCTGCTGAACCTTCGCCTTTCTTTTAACCTCAGCTGATTCAGTCTTCGCCGGCTTCTCTTCTGCCGCTGCAGCAGCTACTACAGCTACTGCAGAACTCGCTTTACGATTAGCTTTAATTTGCGCAACTTTCGCAGCATCTGCTTTAGGTAATATGATAATTTTGGCTTTTTCTTCTTCTTCAGAGGATTGAGGTTTTTTTGCTTCAACCTCAGCCTTTATCTTATCAATTCCCATTCGCTCCATTTTCGGCTTCAAATCCTCAAATTCATCATCAATCGTTATTTCACGTTTTCTGAAGAAATCTGTTATCATTGAATTATTCGACTGCTTATTGTTAAAAACTCTCATTATGTCTCCAATCAATAATCTTTCAGCCTCTACTTCTCGTAAAGCCATAATCTTATCCTGAATTTCCGCTTCATTCTTTCCACGTTCCTTCATCTTCGTTATTATCGATCGATCCATCCAATCCCCCCTATAGCCATTCAACTGTTCCAGCGCCAACGCCAACAACTGAATACAAGGAACCTTGATTTGATGATCCAAATAATACAAATAATCTGGCTTACAAGTTGCTGGATTCGCCCTAATATAATCAGGATGTTCCACCTTATCACCTTGTAAAAGTTTTTCGCCTCTTTTGGCCTTCGTCTGAATATAAATAAAAGGAATACGTTCATTCGATTGTATCACATTTCCTGGATCTCTCCGCATCATACGATCAGCCAAAACCTTGTGCGCAATTGAATCCGGATTCTTATATTCCGCTCTCAATGTCTTCGTAATAACTAATTTATTCAAATCAGTTCGTCCTTCCAATAATTCTCTAACAGAATTTTGAAAAAACGTTACGGCTTTCTTGATATTACGTTCATTTAAAATAATTTCAACGAGACCACCATAAATGTCTTTGACTATCATGGCATTATCACGTCTTTTGAGAACAATTCCCATCGATTTTTGTTTGAAGTGATCTGGGTCATCTTCATAAAGATTTCCCACATATCTCTTCTTCGCTAACTGAATAAAAGGAAAAAATGTCTTCTCATACTCCAAATCATGCGGCTTCTTCAACGCCGCCGTCACTATCTTACCAGCCTTCTGACAAAGTTCAATAGATTTCACTAATGCATCCCTTCCCTCCAATTTTAGGCCTAAAACCTGCTCCCAATGCTGGGAGAAATCAAAGAAGCAAGAATCCGTGTTTTTCAAAGTGATTTGGCCAATTCCGCCGTTAAAGCGACCAGAAGTTGTCTCTATATCATAGACGAATTCATTTTCAGGGATTTCCCCTAAATCATATTTTCTACGAATAATTTGACATTTCTCGGGTAGTTTTTCCAATTTTTCAATAACATAATAATTTCCAATAGCATCAACAGTTGCCTCAAATCCTACACTTTTCAATAAATAATAGAATTGTTGTGCTAATAATTTGTCCCGAGTAGTCACAATGTAACGTCCCTGGTCTTTAACAAAATGATGATTGACAAATCGTAATCTATCCTCCAATTTGTTATTCAATATTACATTCGATATTATACCAGTTTTTATTAAATTATTTCCACTGAATTCACTTGGAAATCCATGTAATAATTGTGTTTTTCCTTCAATACATTCTTTCGGTTTAAGTATTTCACCTAGTTCATTCAATAAAGAATGATCTTCTGTTACATCTACACAACCAATATGAGTATTAATTCTGAATATACGTTTCTTAGTCTTATGGCGAATAACGCGATTGATTTTAGCCCAATGATCAGTGACCCAAATTTCTAGATCACACATCGCTTGCTGTTTCTCTCGACGATTACTTTCACCAGCTTTGAATCCATCATACGATTCCCACTCATCTGATAATGTTTCAATTGTTTTAATCATAACATTACCAGAAGAATCCCTCAATATAAGTGGAGTATCACCTGTGACTGAATCTCCATAAACACAACGTGCTCCCGGAAAATGCTGTTCAGTCATTTCTTTCGCTGTCTTCAACATCTTCCTTCCTGTCGCAGTCGTCGATGAAGCCAACTCCTTAAAATATATCGGACTCGTCGGCGCACCAACCTGTCCATACAATGAATTCGCAGTAACCTTATAGGCTAACTGTAAACCATCCAAAACTGACTGTTGAAATTTGTTATATTTCTCACGTCTTTCAACAACATCAGCTTTCAATACTTTTTTTGGTTTCTGTTTGTATTCTGCGACATAGTAGAATTCATCATCCTCTTTCGGTCCCGCCAAGTTACCATCAATAATGGTACCATCGCGCATAATAAATTCTTCATAGAAGGCAGAGGCGCGGGTGACACGTCTTTCCCAGAGTAAATTTTCCAAAATACGTGGGATAACTGACTTTTCCTCCTTATCTTGTAAATCTTTTTCAACAAAACAACAAATCGTCTTGCCCAAAATCTTTTTACCAGAATCAGTTGTATCAAATTCATAATCTGAATCATCAGCTTTTTTCGTTAGATCACCATAAAAACCTTCGTAATTGATACTTTCAATGTAATTTGTTTTGTATCCTAATTTGGCCATCTCTGTATCTAATTCCCCGCGATTATCTGCCTCACGAAATCGATTCATAGAATACCAACCAGGCTTTCCAAATTGCATATTAATAATATTATCATTATTATCCAATACCTTCACAAATACAATACTGTCATGACTAATGTTTTCACTAATCATACTACTAGGATACAAAGACGCAAAATCATTAACTGACACCGGCACCATATAAATTCCTGGCGTCGCCACCAAAACAACCGCCCCCTCATATCCCTTATCCTCATCAGATCCCTTCGACTGAACCTTCAACAAAAATTCCTCTAATCGACACTGTCGAGCAACAAGACTGTAAATTTTTACACCCTGACCACGCAGAAATAACCAATAAAATGGCACATGACAAACATTGCCCATACCAACATTATTCGTAATAATTTCCAATTTGTTCATTAAACGGTTACAAAGTTCACAATCTTGTACGCAATAGACAGCGATGTCTTTGATATTCGCAGAACCTCCTTCACGAAATTTCGCAAATAGTTCTTTGGGACCTAAGTCGACTTTATTGGATTTTAGGAAAGTTTCAGCAACGAAGTCCAATTTGTACATATCAAGCTTGAAGTCACGTTGGACCACCTTCATAATATCTACTTGAACACGTCCTTCAGTTTCCAAAATGTAAAAGAAATTTTGACCAAGAGCACTACTTTGCAGCGTTTTCTCAATCAAAGGCTTCTCACTCACTTTTCCAATAATACGACCAACATCACAGAATTCTCTTTCAATATCAAGTCTAACCGCTCGGTCATACATATATTTCAAATCAAAACCCCAAATGTTATATCCCGTAATAATGTCCGGATCCAATTTATTAATAAATTTCGTCCAAGCGATCAATACCTCCCTCTCAGTCTCATAACTCTCAACCACGACTCCATCAATAGGGTCACATTGTCCAAGAGTAATAATATGTTTTAAAAAACAATCCCTCTGTCCATGCTTGTGCACTGTCGTACCAATTTGAATAACTCTATCCCCATCACGTTCAGCTTTAGGAAAAGAACCATCAGCACTACAAACCTCTATATCAAAAGAAGCAACAACAATTGGACCAATGTTGGGATTGTTTGCTGGATTAATTTGATTCCAAAGACATTCGAATTCGAATTGGCATTTGGTTTCTTTGTTAAATTTAGTTTTGACAGTGAAATTTTCCGCAGATAACTTGATCCAACCAACTGGTTTAACGTCTCTAATATGACATAAACGTAAAATTGGGTCAATGTTGCTCTCATATAAAGGAAAATTTAAATCATTCTTACTCAAAGAAAATATCTTCACCTTCTCCATAAATAATCGAGAATATGAACGCATCGCTGCCAAACTCTGGAATCGAAATCGCGCAAATTTAATTGGTTCGTTATTGGTAAATCCATAAAACTCTTTCCGCATAACAATTTTACTTTCCATTATAGAAGACTTATATTTGCCTGGGACACGGTCTTTTAAATTCATAACTAATATTTTCAATTCACGCGACTTGAATGCAGCGGTTATTTCAAAAGGAACTTTCACATAAAAATATGGTGTAAAATCATTGATTTTTAAACTGACGCTTTCAGAATTTTCAGTAACACCAAAAACTCTTACCGTATATTTACCATCCTTCTGTTTCTTAAAAAATTCCTGTACTCCATCATCTGACTCAGAACCTTCATCGTCCTCCTCATTTTCAACATCTTCAGCAACCCATTCTAGAGCCTGAAAAATAAAATCATTCTTATTCGTTGATTTAACTGGAACTACGCCTCGTAATAAATCCATTTCTAACCTAGTATATTAAATACCTTTTAATTATTCAATTTTTACTCTAAAATTTCAGGAAAAAATTGATTAAAAAAACATCAACAATTATTGCAAAATTACTTAATGAATTCTCGAATGAATATCAATAGTGATTTTTTTATGGAACCGAAGATAAAGTCAGGTAACAGGAGAAAATTGCGGAGATTACGTCAAAATTTACAATTCGATTTAAAAATTGATAATAATGATGAAATTGTTGATACAAAAACGGATAGGATTGTTAAATTACGTGAAGGAAGAGAAAGTGGAGCATTTTCTGTTTATACTAAAAAAACTTATAAAGAAACTTATAACTAATTATTACTTGAAAGACTAATCAAAATATCCAACCCACCTGTTTTTTTAAATAATTTCTTAAAACTTCTATCTTTTATCAATCCTTTACAAAAAAGAACAAAACAAAGCAAAATTTCTTTTGACTTCACCTCACTCAAACAATTACACAAAAACTGTGCTCCATCTAATAATGAAAATCTTTTGATATTCTCCTCTGAATCAAAACACATCAATTTCATCAAATAAAGCTGTCTTTTAATAATCAACCGACTGAGATGATCATCACTTTCAATATCTGGTAAACAAGCAATAATTGATTGCATACAATATTCAATTCCATTCAATCGCCCAAATAAAGACGCATATTCACTACCAAAATGAGTGAGTATTTTTATGGTAAATAATTGAGTAATTAAATTGTAGTGGTTCAGTCTTGGGACAAAGAAGTTGATAAGTTCTTCGGGTTGGAAGTGATTTGTAAGATTTTCGATAGAAAAGGAGGAACCGAAATTATCGATAATGATTTTAAGAATTGGCATTCCTCCCATTATCAAAATCTTATCAGCATTCGCCTTCACATAATCTCTCATATCCTGCCTAGTCCCAAAACCAATTTTGTTTCTCAACAAATTGATAATATACGAAACCGGGAAATGATCCAGCATTCCAATTTCATCTTCAAATGAATGCCGACAACAAGGACAAGATCGACTCCTTGAAAACCATTGTTCGAGACAATTTGTATGACAAATGTGTCCATTAATGTTTCCATAAGGATTTTTTTCAGTAATTTCTCTGCCCTGACAAAAAAGGTAAGTAACATTGTTTTCCATTGTATCAAGGCAAATTGGACAAATATTATTTTGTTGCAGTGGGAGAAGATATTGTGGATTTTCAAATGTTTTTGAGATTTTAGTGAAGAAGTTTTTTGGTGAGAAAAAGGGTAATTCTTTTTCAAGGTGATTCTTTATTAATTTAATATTTGTCATAATTGATATTTATTATTAATGATAATATTATTTACTATCATTTTTTTATCTTAATTAAATTAATGGGAGTTTCCGGATTATTAAGAAATGTACTCAAAAAATACCCCTCCGTCCACCTTCCCGCACCCAATCCCAACATAAAAGTCGACTACCTCTTCATCGACTTCAACGCATTTATTTACAACACCATACACGCATTTCCAACCGACATCATTTACGATTTCTCCAAAAATAATGATACCAAAAACTTCGAAGAAAGACTCGTAAAACTTGTCATCGAAAATACCAAAAGACTGATCAACGATATCGTCAAACCATCCAAACTCGTATATATCGCCGTCGATGGCCCACCTCCTTTAGCCAAAATGGTGCAGCAACGCGAGAGAAGATATAAAAACCCTTATATGGAACAAATTATCAAAAAACATGATCCAACCAAAATAATTACTGGAGCTAAATACGACACCAACCGCATCACCCCAGGCACACCCCTAATGACACTTTTAAACAAAGAATTCGAAAAAGTAATTCAAGAAGGTGCATTCGGTAATATAGCTGTTGTTTATGATGGAAGCAATATACCAGGTGAAGCCGAACATAAATATCTAAATCTGATGGAAAAAATCAAGGATAATTCCAAAGAAACTTATGTTATCGTCTCTGGCGATGGAGATGTTATTTTACTCTCCCTAAGATTCCCTCGAAAAAAAATATATATTATGCAAAATGTCGCCAATACTGCCCTTGAAGACGTATATCCACCTACCCAAGAATTTGCCTATCTCGACTGCAGAAGATTAGGAGATAGTATTTACGATTTCTACGAAAATGTGCAAATTGGAGGAACAACTGAAAAAAATTTATTAGGGAAATTGGAAAAGAATATGAAGATTGAGAATGCGAATGCAAATTCATTGTCGAAGGAAAAACAGGCATTTTTGATGGATTTTATATTTTTGAGTTTTCTGGAAGGAAATGATTTCGCCAAAGCAATCTATTTCATGAAATTCAAAGAAGATAAAATGCGCACTCCCCTCGGCATCTACCGCTTCCAACGTAAAATTCATAACAATGACCCCAACTTCCGCCTTATCAAAGAAGTCTCCAACGATGAACTTATTATTAATCAACCATTCCTTCTCGCAATTTTTAAACGTTTAGGTACTATTGAAATGGATAAAATTGAAGAAATGAAAAAGACAATTGAAAGGAAAATATCCAATCCTCCCATAAAAAGAAATAATAATAAACCGAATGCAGTCGAGCATAAATTATTTACAAATCAGGATCATATTTTGCACAGTGAATATGTAAAACAATATGATTTTCTTTTTGGAGATATGCCGAATTTTAAGAAAAGATATTATGAGTATTTTTGGAATAATGAGTATGATGTTGAGAAGATAGTAAAGAGCTATTTGAATATATTGTTATTCAATATTAGATATTATTTTGGATATGAGATATCTTGGAGAATGGATTATCATGCTTTAACTGCACCGATGCCGAGTGATGTAGTTGCATTTTTGGAAAAGAACCCTGATTATTTAAGAACTATAAAATTGGAAAAAGGTGAACCGGTTGTTCCTTTTGTTTTGTTAGCATTTGTGATGCCACCACAGAGTATGGAGAAAGGAATTGTGCCAAAGAAATATATGGAGAAGTTGTTGAAGGAATATCCTCAATATTTTCCGGAGAAGGTGGATTTGAAATTGATGCAGGCGGGAGGGAAGTTAATATATGCAGAGCCGTATATGGAGAATCCCCCAATTGAGATTTTGGAGGAGGTGTTGAAGACTGTTAAATTGACGAAGGAAGAGAAGGAGAGGAATGAGTTGAAGAAGGAGCCGATGATTTATTTGGGAAAATAAGGAATAATAAAATATTTTAGATCATATGGTTAAAGAAGTAGTAGATGGCACAGAATTTATGAATATCGTAAAAACCTATCCAAAAAATCTAATAGTTGTTGATTTCTTCGCTGATTGGTGTGGCCCTTGTAAAATGATTGCACCAGAAATAGAAAGAATGGAAAATGAATATCGAAATGTTATATTTTTAAAAGTAAATGTAGATAAAAGTGATGAAATCTGCTCAATGTTAGAAGTCTCATCCATGCCCACCTTCTATTACATTAAGAATGGAAATCCAATTGATAAAAGCATTGGCGCAGCACCTGATGTCATCAGACAGAAAATAATGATTCATTCCAAATAATTATATTTTTTGTGTTTGCAAAAAAATATAAAAAAATCTATTTTATATTATGTCTTACATAAATAATAATAGATTTTTTCCAGATTTAATTGATAAAGAACTTAAGAAATTAGGATTAATAAAATCAGATGACCCTGATAAAAAAATTCATTATTGTGACATAAGTTATGGTAATCGTAATAATCCATCATTTAATAAGTGTGAGATAGTTAGTCAGTTGAGTGATATAAATAAATTGGGCAATAAAAAAGATCAATATGAGAATCATTTAAATTTTTACAAAACACGTCCAGATTATTTACCTTTTACAATGTCATTTAATTTGGGAACGCAGGATAATGTTCGAGAATTATTTGTGCAGAATCCAAGAGAATCTCCAAAATGTTATGTTTTAAAACCGGAAGATTCACGTTCCAGGAAAGGAGTTGGAATTGTTCGTAATAGTCTCGAATTTATAACTCATTTGGATAAATTCCCACAATATATTGATTGGATTATACAGGAATATATTTATAATCCGTTGTTGATAAATGATAAGAAGTTTCATTTTAGGATTTATGTGATTTATATACAGAATGATGAATATTCGGTGGCATATTTGGGAAAGAAGGGTTTTATATATACGGCGAATAAGTCATTTCAGGAGGGGTCTTTTGACCCTGATGTAGTATTGAGTGGGGAGAATTCGGCGGGGAATGTTTTATATGTTCCAGATGATTTTGTGAAAACATATGGAAAAAATAGATGGGATAGTGAGATTTGGCCGCAAATTGTGAAAATTACGAGGGAAACTTTAAAATCTGCATTAGATTATTTGAAATGTCCAGCGAGAGGACAAAAATGTTTTAAGATTTTGGGATATGATATATTGATTAATGATGATTATAAATGTTATTTGGCAGAAATAAATGCAAGAAACGTTAGTTATAAATATCCTAATAAAGAATTTAGAGATACTTTTTACAAAAATATTTTGAAATTAGTTTTATCACCTGAACCTCTCAACAATAAGGAACTCGCCAATAAAAAAATTCCTTATGAAAGAATACTTTATCGACAAGATGGAAAAATGATTGAGGGATTTAATGGTTTGGTAAGATTATCACAGTTGATGTTTGAACAAAGAATTGATGATAGAAAAAATTTTGATAAATGGTATGGAAGATTCTTTTTTCCATTTTTGATATTAGTTTTAGTAATTATTGCATTTCAGATAAGAAAATAAGAAAATATTTTTAAAAAATTAATATTATATTTATTATGGAATTCAGCACAATAATTATCGGCTTCTTATTGATAATAATTATTATATTTATTTATCACAATTATCGTAAGGATGTAATATATTTGAGAAGTCGTTTGGATAATAAGACGTATAAGGTTTATGATTTGAAATACAAGCAATTGGCGGCAGATACTTTAGCAAGAATAAGAATTAAATTAACTAATTTATGTTTGAAATTAAGACAAACTCATCCGAATGATGATAGAATAGTAAGATTAATTGATAAATTTGATCCAGAAATGATTATTGAAAATGAACCTAATAGTAAGAATACTAGTTATAGTATTAATAAAGGGGAAAAAATTGTCTTATGTTTGAGATCCCGGGACGGAAAACATCGAATCGTAAAAGAAAATATTATAACATTTGTAGCATTACATGAATTAGCACATATTATGACTTTATCTGTTGGTCATACAAAAGAATTCTGGGATAATTTTGAATTTTTGCTAAGAGAGGCTATTAAATATGGATATTATGTAGATGTTGATTTTAGTGCTACTCCTTATGAATATTGTGGCGTAAAGATTACTGATACACCTACAAATCGTTAATACATAATAAAAAATTCAATAAATTTTTTATTTGATAATAATAGATGACCTCAACAATTTGTGGATCAGGACAATATTATACAAATGAAATATTTAAAATAGTTCGGGTTGATCGCTTAAAAAGACACACATTAACATATATTTTTGTTGGAGAACAAGAAAGAAATATTAAAGATATTCTCTATGGTTTAGAGTCTTCCGGAACAATATCCGCCAAAGATAATAAAACTCTTAAAGAACACTTTGGTAAAAATTACAATATTATTGGCAAACATCAAACTGCTAGAATTAAATTTATATATCAAAGAATTTATACTGATGATACAATTGCAGCGATTCGTAAAAAAATTTTTTGTTTTTTAAGTACTCAACAAGATTTATTGGTAGAGCAGAACCAGGAGTTATGGGTTGAGATGGATGATAAGGTAAATCGTATTTTGGGTCCGATATGGACAAATGTGAAGATAGAGCCATCTATAACGTTAAATGAAGTTTCGCCAAATTATAAGAAATTTGTTTCTAAAAATGGGCATATTATATTAAACGAACAAGTTGTAAATATGAATGATCGAACATTATATGATGCTACTGATGGTATGAAATTTCGGGATAATGAGATATATTTGCATATGATGGAGGATGAGATAGAGTATATAAAGAGTCAGGGGAAGAAGATAGATGAAATAATGAAAAATGGGTATTTAATAAAGTATTGGCCACTTGGTATAACTGATTATGATCCGGGTGTTGTTTATAATGAGATGGAAAAACTTAAACCAATGTTAAAAGCCGAAGATAAATTAATTAATTTTGTTGAAACTGTCCCAGCCGACGATAAAATATTTGGAGGATGCCGCATTATTCAAGTTTTAATTCATATCACCAATGATTATGAAGGTGAATTCGTAGAATTACTCAAAATATTTAATTTATTCAGTTTGGATGAAAAAACACCTTTTATGCGTTATAAAGATTACGAATGGCCTGCCCCTCTATATTTATTCTACAAACCATTAGTAGAAAATAAAACAATTACTGAGAAACAGATGAAAGATTGGGTCTCATTTACCAAAAAGGTAAAAGATGCGTCTGATACGGTCATTAAGGAAGTTCAGTATTCGATCAGAGGGTTGACATTGAAAGTTTATATCTACACATTTGATGATGAGCCAAAATATGCAACAGTAAATATACATAGAAATGGAAACATTGAAGTAAGAATTGCATTTAAGGAGAAGAAGAGGGCAACGATGAAGGATGTTTATATTGCTTTGAAAGATGTTGGAAAAGTTATCCGACGCATCAACGAAATTGATTACCGATTCCGCGCAAAAGATATACCCAAAACCGCAAAATTACAAGAACCGGATATCACCTTCAATGAATCCAAAAATTTATTAGAATTTCACGGAAGAACACGTCTTATTTTATTAGATACCATAAATACTGTAAATATTCCAGAAGATTTTAATTATGAGGAAATGAACACATTTGCAACGAAATATTTTACTCCATTTCTTTCTCCAATCCTCTCCAAAAAAAATTACGAAAAAACCGAATTACTCGCCAAATATAAACGTGTATCTTTTTACAGTAAAATGAACCTGGAATATGAGTTTATTCATAAGACTATACAACAAAATCCCAATATTGCTGAAAAAGATGTTATTATATTGTTACATGAAAATTATTATTCGGGGAAACCCATAGAAGAGGCAATTAAAGTATATGGAGATTGGAAGAGAAAATATGGATTTATGGGTAGTCAAGGTGTAAAAGGAGCGAGACAAACAGGTATTGAAATAAGAATAAAACATAGTAAAATGCATATGAATGGATCCAAAAATGTTATGCAATTAACAAATGCTAGTATGTTTATGGCCAAATTTTTTAACATTTATTTTAATCAATCTCAATTTCTTAAAAAATCACAAATTAGAAATATTTTTTCGAATGAACTTGCAAAATTGGAATATGTTGAAAATGAAGTAAATGAAACGATCATCAATAATAGCACAAATATTGTAAATTATGCTAATTATAATTATGGTAATACCTTGGGAAATATTTATGGAAATAATGATTTTTATGTTGCAAATGTTGTAGCAAGTACAGAAAATATGAATGAGAATATTGAGAAAGAGGAGAATGAAATTGATTTTAATAGAGAGGCATATTTATCCACAGATGAAGAAATAGACAGAAATATTAGAATGCAATGTGATGATAAAGATAAGAAGCATGATGTTTGTACCGATTTTTGTGAAGATGAATTTTATACATTGCGTCGATTGCAGAAGTATGACAATCCAATTTTTAAGTATAAGAGTGATCCGAGATTTGAGAATTATGCCAGGAAGTGTCAACCACAAGAACGCCAACCACTCGTTATGAAAAATAATCCCGCCACCAACCCCAAAATCGACCCCGCCGCATATAAAAATGCAATCCAATATGGAAGCTCACCTGATCGTCAAAACTGGTACATCTGTGCACAGGTTTGGTGTCCATATGAAGAAATCCCAATCAGTTATGCAGCCATCGAAAAAGATATTAAAATTCGTCCAACTCGTAAAGGTAATTGTTTAACTGCGAAATGTCCGAGTTGTTTGAAGGAAAAAAGAATTACTTGGTTGAGAATAGTGGACAAATCATTGTTTCATCCTTATGTTGGATTTATAGATGAGAGTAATCATCCGAATAATTTGTGTATGCCTTGTTGTTTTAAGAAGCCAATGGATGATAAAAAGTCAAAGAAGTATGCAGTTTATATGAAATGTATGGGAAAAAATGTAGATGTGACTGAAGATGTTGAGGGAGTTGATTATATTATGGGAAGGGATAAGATGCCGTTAACAAGGGGACGATTTGGATTGTTGCCGGTAAATTTGGCTAAATTATTTAAATCACCGTGTGAAACTGGTAAAATGCAGATGGGAATTACTTGTCATTTGAGGTATGGTGTAAAAGATGATGCAAAACAGTCATTTTTGTGGGCGATTGATGAAATAATAGTAGAGGATAAGCAGGCAAATTTAACGAAATTTAAGAAGTATTTATTTGAGGAGAAATTAACGGAAAAGATGTTTAAGAGTTTAAATCAGGGTGAATTAGAAATTCTGTTTGAAAATGACAAAATAAGTGCAATGGAAAATTTTAAAAATTATATGATGAGTGATACCCAAAAAATAACTGAAGAATTTTTATGGGATTTTCTTTCAAGACCTGGAGTCTTAGATCAAAATGGATTGAATATTTATATTTTCACTTCCAAATCGTTATTATGTCCATTGGGATTTGATGCCAAAGAATTTTTTAGTCCTTCTAAGAAATCAGTTTTCTTATACACTGATGGAAGATATTACGAACCAATTTTTGTTGCACAAAATAATAAAGGAAAGATTTTTATGCAGAAAACTTATTCACCAAATGATTGGGAATCATTGAAGGTTTATAATATGGCAATAACAAATTGCATAAGTAAGAGATTGGTGGATTGGAATAAGATACGTAAGGAATCACTTGGGGAAAAATACTTCGAAATTAAACTAGAAATCCTTGCTCGAGAGATTATTGAAAAATATAAAGATAAAATTAGCGGTCAACTCATCGATAAATATAATAAAGCAGTTGCATTCGTAACAGAAAATAATTTTATTTTACCGTTTAAGCCACAAGGGCAGATTGTGGAAATTGCAACCATTGATCGGTATAAACCTCAATCTTTTAGGAATACATTAAAATTTTATTATGAGATGAGATCGAAATATGGTTTTCCTTATTTACCGGTAAGAGTATATAAAAATCATTATGAGGAAATCGTTGCAATTCAATTGGAAAATAATTCGATAATTCCAGTTAAGGTTGAAAGGGTAACTACTGGGTTAATGGAGGCTCCGGGAAAATATTATTATGATGTGAATGATTTTATTGCTGAGGGTAAAGCGCAAATGGATGAGCGAGCCATAACTACAAGATATATAATTTATATACAGGAATCATATGACAGATTACGTATGGAATTATCTAGGAAATTGAGTGCGATGCCAGCAGAGAGAGAAAAAATAATAAAAATTATTTGGGATAAAGAACTTTCTTTGGGGAAAAAGCGAGATTTATTAGGAAACATAATTGAAAAAATATGCAAATCAATTACTAAAATATTAAGTCAATTACCATTTCCTATCGAAAATTATGTAAAACCTTTATTAAGAAGAACTTGTCAGAGTGCAAAAGATAGTGGAAAATGTTTGGCAAATCCACATTGTACTTTTTCGGGAGGAGAATGTCGTTTAATTATATTGGAGAAAGGGCCGGATGGTGTAAAATTATTTCCTTTTTTTGTGGAGAGGATAACTGATGAATTGTTGAGAAATAATTTTTTGAGAGATGAAATATTGGAAGATCGCCTTGACGAAATTGTTGAAAAATCCATTGAAATACGCAATGATGAAATAGTTATTTATGGTGCGCAGGATTTATTGTTTCAGATTACTGATTTATATAAACCAAAGAAGGAATTTATTTTGAAAAATGAGGATATGTATAGTACGACGGAGCCGACGTATGAGGGCATTAATAAGGAGAGATATTTGACAAGTGCGAATGAACTAAGTTTGGATGCATTAAATTTACAAGATTTGCCATCTTATTGGAAATCATTTTTCAAACCAAATGTGAAATATTTGGATGATAGAATGATGAATGATACATTGTATTTTGCAATTTTAAGAGTATTGATGATAATAATGCCGGAGGTGAAGACTGTGAATGGGTTAAAGAATTTGCAGATTGATAAGATTGAGGGGATAACGAAGCAGGATATTGATAAGGAACCGAGATATAAGAACTTGGATAATGATATTATTGATGGAATTAATAGGATGATTGCTATTTATAGAAGTGTGAATGGGACTTCATATAAGAATATTAATACGATGACGCAGTTGAAGGAGTTTATAATGAGTGATGAATATCCGGCGAATGAGGTAGATGTCTTTTTATTGTCGCAGGCATTGGGGATAAATATGATTGTCTTGAATAAGAGGGTGAATAAGCAGAATCCGATGGGATTTTATGGGTTTATATATTCTTTGAAGAAGGATTTTGTGGTATTGTTGGAGCAGACGAGGGGTGGTAAAAATATTTTTAGTATTTTGGTGAGAGGTGATAATTATATTTTCAAGAGAAGGGATTTACCGAAGAATATTAAGGATTTTTATGGGATAAAGGATGATGAGGCTGATATAATTAAGTATGATGTACCACATATATCGAGTGATCAAAGGGTTAATCAGGACAAGGGTTTGAGATCGAAGTTAATAAAGATAAAATTGGCGAAGAAGAAGTTGGAGGAGGAGAAGAAGGAATTTATGAAAAAATGAAAGATTAAAAGTATATTTTTATAAGACTTATAGAAATATGAATTCGATTAAAGACACATTTGTCTGTGTATGGCACAAAATTGTTTCCATCGGAAATCGTAAAAGATCCGTCGATGAAGATAGTGTTATTCGCAAAAAAAGAAATAATATGAATGTTTCTGCGACGGAAACAAGAAATTTTATGTTGCGTGATCCAATTTTGGATTGGTTGAATTTATATGGAGAATTTTTTGGATATGTCAAGGATAAAGATATTAATGAAAGTAATTATGCGAATTTCCTTTTGGAAAGAGGTGTTCAATTTGAAAATATAGTTATTGAAGATTTGAAAAAAAGAATTGGAAATTGTCAATTTGTTGATGTAAAAGAAAAATACCAATCATTCTGTCCCGAAGGTGCCAAATATACTAAAAAACTTATGAAATCTGGTGTTGAAATTATTTATCAAGGTTTCTTATTAAATAAGGAAATGCAGATTTATGGAATTCCTGATTTATTGATAAGATCTGATATATTGAGTTTATTATTTGATTTACCGGAGCTGGAAATTGAGAATCCGGTGGGAAAGTATGTTTGGACATATTTTGTATTGGATATAAAGTTGTCGAGTATTTATCTTGGTAAAAATGGAAATATTTTGAATTCAGGAAATTTACGTCCGTATAAGGCTCAGCTTTTTATTTACAATAAGATTTTGGAGAATATATTTTATGGAGAGAGTGATTTTGAAGCTCCTTTCAAGAATCCTTATGCATTTTTGATGGGACGACGTTTGGTTACATTTGACAAAGAGTCAAGAAATGGTCTTTTAAATCTTGGTATTATTGATTTTAATAAGGAATCAATGGGAAAGACAGTTAAGGAGGCTGTGGAGTGGATTATTGAGGTAAGACAAGATGGACATAGATGGAAAATAGAAATGCCGAATTGTCCGGAGTTGAAGCCCAATATGAAGAATCAGAGTGATTTTCCTTGGACGAATGCTAAGAAATTGATTGCTGAAAGGCAGAATGATTTGACTAGATATTGGAAAATTTCATCGAAAATGCGAGATGAAATTGGAAAAATTGAGAATGTTGAATCATATTTGTCTGAAAATGTTGTTGGTGATTCTCAGAGACAGATTATGTTAAAGATGAACAATATTAATGAAGGAGATGAGGAAATACATTATGAATTGAACTTAGAGAAAATTGAAAAAATCTCAAAAGTAGTTCATACACAGAAATTTAAATTTTTTGTTGATTTTGAATTTATTAATGGAAGTGACATTACTTTTGACCACAATACTCGAACTCATTTATATATGATTGGTGTTGGATATTTTATGAACAATCGATGGGAGTTTCAGGTATTTATCCCGAAGACTTTAAATGATAGGGATGAGAAGCAGAATATTTATCGTTGGCTCAATTTTATGAAAACTGTTGCTCAGATAAATGGATATCAGGAATACATATTGTTTCATTGGTCTAATGCTGAACCAAGTTTATTTAATAGATTGAAGGAACACTTTTTGATAAGGGCAAATCTGGAATGGATTGACCTTTTAGGAATTTACAGAGATATACAGTTTATTTGCAAAGGAATGTATAATTTTTCGTTGAAGAGTGTTGCGAAATCTATGAATAGTATGGGTTTAATTAAGACTGTTTGGGATCAAGGAGTATCGGATGGATTAGGAGCACAGTTGATTTTGATAAATGGATTGAAGATGACCAATGTTTTAAATGATATTCCAAATATGACTTCAATAATTAATTACAATGAGATAGATTGTCGAGTATTGTATGAGATGGGGGAGTATTTGAATAAATTGTTGACATCGGTTAGATTATGAAAATAATATTTTGATATATTTAAGAATGGAATTAACTGATAATAGAAAATTGGAAGTGCACCATAAAAAACCTCTTATTTTTTCAATAGATAACTTTTTAACAAAAAAAGAATGCGAATTAATCATAAATCATTGCAAAGATAAAATGCAGCGCGCACAGGTTGGTACTGGTGAAGCTGCGAAGGTGTCCACAATACGGACTGGTTCGTCATATTTTTTGAAGTATTTAGATGATCCGGATATTTTTCAGATTTTTAAGAAGATTTCTTTGATATTGAACAAGCCTGGGAGGAACTTTGATCCATTTTTTCAGGTGATACATTATTATCCTGGGGAGGAGTATAAGGCTCATGTGGATCCGAGCCCAGAGAGGAATAGTAGAGAGGGAATAAAACATAGGAAATTTACATCTTTATATTATCTAATTGATGTGGAAGAAGGTGGTGAAACTGAATTCCCGAAATTAAAAATTAAAGTAAAACCTGCAGCTGGAAGGATGATTTATTTTGAAAATTACACAAAGGATGGTAAAATTAATGATGATTTAT